TCGGCAACCCGGCGGCGTGGAACGATCCGGTGTGTCGCGGGAAGTGCTCGGTCGAAGCGGAGGCGGCAGCGTACTCGGCCGCCGGCGTCTGCTTGAATGCTCACCTCCGCGAGCACCTCGAGTACGGGTCGTTCAACTTCAGGATCTTCTGTGCGCTCGCCTGCGGCGGCTTCATGGTGAGCGATTGGTCGCCGCACCTCGAAGCGGAGTTCGGCGGGTGCCTCGCGTTCACCGACGGCGGCGAGGAGTTGCGGCGGGTGGTAGGACATTTCCTGAAGCATCCGCACGAGACGCAACCGTTCCGCGAGGCGGGCCGGCAGCTTGTGCTCGAACGGCACACCTTCGCCCATCGGATGACCGCCCTCGTGGATTGGCTGGAGACGAAGATATGAAAGTGCTGTTCGCGAACATCCCGTTCATTCGGTGGAAGGGCGGCGAGATTTACACCGGGCCGAACGCCGGCAGCCGGTGGCCCTGGACGAACCCAGGCCCGCACTTCTCAGGCTACGCACCGTTTCCGTTCTGGCTCTCGTGGGCGATGACTTACACGGCCCACCACGGCATCGACTGCGCTTTCTATGACGGCGTCGCCCAACGGCACTGGAGCCTCGACTTCACGCGGATGGCGTTCGCTTCGTTCCACCCCGACGTGGTGGTGTATGACGTGGCGACGCCGACGGTCGGCATCATCGACGGCATCGCGAAGTGGGCGAAGGAGTCGTTCGGCTGCCGCAACGTCTACACCGGGCCGCACATGAAGGCGTATGCCGAGCGGTGGATCGAGCAGCCGCACGTCGATCACTGTGTCATCGGCGAGCCCGACATTCCGGTGCTCGACATCTGCCGGCGTGGCGACCAGGCGAAGCCGATCTACCGATTCGAGCACTTGGAGAACATCGACACGCTCCCCGACGGGCGGAACTTCATCCCATGGCGACCGCCCGCGGACATGCTCGCGAACTACTACGACCCGTCGATGCCGACCGAGAAGATTCAACTCACGGTGATGACCTCGCGCGGATGTCCGTTTAAGTGTTCGTATTGCCAATGGCCGAACGTCATGAACGCGGGCAAGTACCGCGCCCGCTCCGCCGATGCCGTTGTGGATGAACTCCGCCAGGCGAAGGCGTGGCTGGGCGAAGAGATGAAGAGCATCTTCTTCGACGATGACACGTGGAACCTAGGCAAGAGCAGGATCGAGAAGATCCTTGCCGGGCTGAAGGATCTGTCGCTGCCCTGGACGATGATGGGCCGCATCGACACTAGCAAGCCCGAACTCTATGACCGCATGGTCGATGCCGGGTGCGTGGGCATGCGGTTCGGCGTGGAGACGTTCGATCAGACGCTCGCCGACAACGTCAAGAAATCGCTCGACGTTCAGGTCGCCTACGAGAATCTGAAGCACCTCGTGACGCGATACTCGGGGATGGAGTTTCATTTCACGACCATGCGAAACCTCCCGGGCGAGAAGCCCGGATCGTGGCAGCGGGATCAAGAGTTGCTCCAGGGGCTCGAGCGGCTGGGGGCGGAGCGGAACAACCGCGTGCACTGGCAGATCAGCGACTGCATTCCGTTCCCCGGCACCGAACTCTGGGAAGAGCTCGTCGCCGCCGGGCACCGCGACACGCTCGAAAACTTTGAACTCTATGACGGCTCGCCCTCCCACGACGGCATCCTCCAGCAGACGGTCGGCTGGCTGGGTGAGAACTACCGCCCGAAGTACCACGAGTATTCGGGCGAGACCGGAGCCCCGACGAATTTTCCGACCGCATGAAGATCGACTTCCGACCGACGCGGCTTCCTGAAGTCATCGAGGTGGTGATTGAGCCGCACGTCGACGAACGCGGATGGATCGGCGAGGCGTGGCACACGTGGCAGTTCGCCAACGCCGGGCTGCCCGGGGCGTGGATCTCGACCAAGTTCGTCGAGAGTTCGTGCGGCGTGCTCCGCGGGCTGCACTGGCAACGGGCACCGCATGCCCAGGCGAAGCTCGTGGCGTGCCACTACGGCGAGGTGTTCGACGTGGCGGTGGACGTGCGGCCCGACTCGCCCACGTATCGGCAGTGGGTCGGCGTCACACTCTCGCACGAGCGGCGGAATCTCCTGTTCGTTCCGCGAGGCTTCGCCCACGGGATGCTGACGCTCTCCCCGACCTCGCGGTGCAGTTACTCGGTGGCGTTCGCCGGGCATCACCCCGAGTCAGAGGCTGGCGCGAGGTTTGACGATGCGGGTATAGGAATCGTGTGGCCCGCGGTGCCCGCGGTGATCACGTCGGCGAAAGACGCCGCCTGGAATCCGCTCGCGTGAACATCACCGTCTCGGCCTACAACCGCCCCGAGTACCTCGAGAAGACGCTCGCCGCACTGCGGTCGTGCATCGGCATCGAGGCGTGCCGCGTGGTGGTACTGATCGACCCGTCGGAGGAGGCGACTCGCTCGGCTGGGCTGGCTGCCCGCTATGGCTGCGAGTCGGCGACGTTCGACCGCCGGGCCGGGTGCAACCAAGCGATCCGGTCGGCGTTCGCGTTCGGCTTCGAGCAGATGGGGAGCGAGTTTCATCTGCACTTCGAGGATGATTGCGTTCCGACCAGCGACTGCCTGCGATGGTTCGCCTGGGCTCGCGAGCGATACCGCGACGATCCCGCCGTGATGAACGTCTCGGGCTACCAGAAGATCAGCAACGGGTTCCCCGGCGAGTGCGGGCTGCGACGGTGGTTCACGCCGTGGGGCTGGGGCACGTGGCGAGATCGGTGGCTGGGCCTCGCCCACGGGTGGACTCGTGACGATGCGACCTCGTGGGACGTGATCGTCAATCACGCTCTGCGGGCCGGGCGATACGAGGCGTTCCCGACAGTCTCGCGGATTCAGAACATCGGAGCCGAGAAGGGCACGCACGTGCCTAGTGCCGAGTGGCACACCGAGCATCATCGCGTCGCGGTGACTGCGGACGATCTCGACGGCGACCCGCCGCTCGCGTGGGTGGAATCGCGGAGAGACGATCATGCAGATCACGCGTGAAGAAGTCGCCGCCCACCAGGCCGACACGTTCCTGCCGCCCGACGCGGAGTTCGCCCTCGACTACGCCCGCGATGTGAAGTACGGCCGGCACGCCGCGGCGGATGCCACGGTCGCCCTCGTGGCGATTTGCAGGAACGCTTGCCCCTTCCTGCCGCAGACCATGCGGCTCGTTGAGGAGACGGGCTCGATGTTTCGCGAGTGGTCGGCGTTCGTGTACGAGAACGATTCGACCGACGAGACGAAGGACGTGCTCTCTGTATGGGATGACGGCGAGCAGCGGCAAGTGTCGCTGAACATCAACGGCCGCCCGCATCTGAATGGCACGATCGAGCCGGTGCGGACGCATGCCCTCGCCGAGTACCGAGCGGCGTGCCAAGAGTTCGTGCGGCACGGCGAGACGCCCGACTACGTGATCGTGTTCGACACCGATGCTTGGGGAGGCTGGAGTGTGGAAGGTGTGGCGACCAGCATCGCGTGGCTTGAACTGTACCGCTCGTGGTACGGGCTCGCGTCTTACTCGTGGGCGGAGGTTGCCCAACTCTCTGGAATCGGGCCGATCCACTATGACGCCTTCGCCGCTCGCCTGAATCACTGGCAGCGTCGCGATCAGTCGTGGTTCCACCTCTGGCATCCGCCGGTCGGATCGCCGCCCGTGGAGTTCCGTTCCGCGTTCGGGCAGTTGGCGGTCTACCGCGGCGATCGGTTTCTCCAAGGGAGGTACAGCGGCGAGGACTGCGAGCACGTGATGTTCCACCGCAGCATCGCGGCGCACGGCGGGCGATTCGGGCTGAACCCGTCGAGCCGGTGCGTTTCGTTCTGGGTGCCCGACGAGGTGAAGGATGCCAGGTGACACCTCACGCATCGACCTCGCGACGCTCCGCGTGCAGTGGTCAAGCCACTCGTCCTACGCCGACATCTGTTCGTTCTGGACGGTGACGCGCGACCAACTCATCCGCTTGCGGTGCGTGCTTCCGCTGCCGCCCCGCCACGACCGCCGGCTGCGACACCGCCCCGAGCGAGCCGCGCCCCCGACGCCCGAGGAGATCGCCGCCAGCGAGGCGAGCCTCGCGCTCGCCCCCGCCGTGGCCGCCCGCGTGACGTGTGTGCAGATCACTTGGGATGACCGCACCCGTTCAGAGCGGCAAGTCACGAAGCCGACGATGTTCAACCTGCAACAGATCGAGGTGCCCGAGGAGGCGCGAGAGTTCTTCGACGATCTCAATCGCGACACGCGATGGTAGAGGACTTCCCCTGCGGCAAGATCGTGATCGACGTGGGCCGCCGGTACATCACGGTGTACCGCTGCGACGGGAACGGGTTTGTCGAGGACGAAGAGCGGTTCAAGTTGCCGTGGATGATCGACCGCCGCGACGCGGTGGATCTCTCGCACACCGCGTTCAACCTCGCGTATTCGTGGGCAGATGGAGCGGTAAGCCCGCCCGCTGCAAGTAACGGCAACAAACCGGCAGACTCAAAAGAGAGGAGGCCGCGACCATGACACCGAACTACGAAGGCACTGCGGACGAATACGCCCGCTACGGCGAGCGACTCTCGATCTGGCAGCAGCTTGCACTCATTCAGCGATACGCCCCGCTCATCGGGTTTGCGCAGCGGTTCGTCCAGACCGCCGACCCCTACAAGCAAGGCGTGATCATCTCAGAGGCTTGCGAGTGGCTGGCCTCGAACACGGGCAGCACGCTCGACGATGAGCTCGTGAAGCACGCCGCTGCCGTGCTGCGGACTGCCGAGAGCGAGGCGTTTGTTCGTTGGGCTTTGCTCAAGGTCGAGGAGATGAGGAAGTGACCTTCGATGGCATTCTTCGTATCGTCGCCGGCGTGGCGGCAGTGGCTCTTGCGGGCGCTCCTGCCGCTTCCTGGGTGGTGGCTGCCGTCAAAGCCAGGCTCGCGACCGGTGGCCCCGAAGCCCAAGCCGCCGCAATCGGGATTCGCGAGATGCGGACGGTGCTCGATCTCGCCGAACGGTGCAAGGCTGCCGGGTGTGCGGACGGCATCGCGCTTTGCCAGCAGTTGATCGACGTGATGCTCGGCGGTTGTCCAGGCAAGGCGAAGAAATGACCAGTGGCACGCGGCTCCTGTTGGCGGCGGCTCTCGGATACCTCTCGGTGTTCGGGCTGCCACGCGGTATTACCGTGCCGACGATTCCAACCGTGACCGTAGACACCGAGACTCCGAGTGACCAGATGATCGCGATCGTCGAACCCGTGGCGAAGGCTCTCCGTAATCTGCCGGCAGGCGACCGTGCCCTCTGGGCACAGACGTGGAGCAAGGCAGCCGTGGTGGTCGAAGGCGATGCCGTGGCGACCGAGGTGGCGTTCACCGACACGCGATCCCTGCGGGCCTTCACGACGCTCGCCCTCGACATCGCGTGGCGGCGGATCGGCGGCAACGTGCCCGGCTCACAGGAAGCCCTGCGGACAGCGACCGAGGCCGCCTACGTGAAGGCTCTCGGTGCCGCGACGGTGCCGGTGACAGCCGACACCCGCAAAGCATACGGCGAGTTCGCCCGGGCGATGGCATGGGCTGGCATCGGCAGGGGGTGAGCCGTGGCGTTCGTCCCTCTCTTTGGCTACACGCCCGACCCCGCCGGGGCTGAAGCGTTCGTCTCGTCGCTCCCGCATCCAACGCTCGCTGAAGCCGGGCCTGGGCTCCAGACGGCGAAGCACGACGTGAGCCTGTCGGAGTTGCTGCTCCAGTGCATGCCCTCGTGGAAGCGTGGCTCGCAGCCGATCGGTTCGTGCGTCGGGTGGGGGACCGCGATGGCGGTTGACTGCCTCGCCGCCGCCGACATTCTTCTGCGCCGCGAGCCCGAGGTGTGGGGCGGGTTGTGCATCCCGGGCGTGGTCTATGGGCTCTCGCGTGTCGAGGCCCGCGGGCAGTCTCGGAATCTCGGAGGCGACGGGAGCACGGGCTTCCACGCGGCGAAGGCGATCCGCGACTTCGGCACGTTGCACTTCGGGCAGAACTACGGCGGCACGGTCTACAAGTCGCCGCTCTCGGGCACACAGGAAAAGGCGCTCGGTCGCGAGGGCTTGCCCGATGACCTCGAGCCCTATGCTGCGAAGCGGAAGGTGACTGAAGTCACGCTCGTGCGGTCGTTCGATGACTGCGCGAAAGCGATCAGCAACGGGTATCCGGTCTACCTTTGTTCGTCCCGTGGTTTTTCCATGCGGCTCACTGACCGCGGCTCCCTCGGCGGCGGCTGGCTCACGCCGATGGGTACGTGGATGCACTGCCTGATGGCGTGTGATCTGAGGTGGGATCGCCCCGCTCTCCTCGTGCCGAACTCGTGGGGCGACGCCTATGACGGGCCGGTCGATGAGCGGCTGCCGAAGGCGCTCCAGCGTTCGGCGGGCTGGGTCGATGCCGAGGTGATCGACTCGATGTGCAAGGGAGGCGATTCATACGCGGTCGCCGGGTTCAGCGGATTTCAGCCCGAGCTCATGCCAGAGGCCGGATGGCTGAAGGGGGTGCTCTGATGCGGTGGCTTCCCGTGCTCGCCCTGGTGCTCGCCGGCTGCGTCGATCGCGGCCCGGTCGATCCGACCATCGCGGCGGATCTTGCGTGCGAGGGTGCCCGTGTCGCGGTGCTCTATCGGCTGAAGCCGCCGTCGCCGGCCCCGGCAAGCGCTGCCTGCGAAAATTGCAACGGCACAGGCAAGGTGGGCGATGGAAAAATCATGAGCACTTGTCGGGCGTGTGGCGGAACGGGCAAGACGCCGAAGAGCGTTCTGATTGGTGGCACGGTCTGCACCTCTGGGAGTTGCCGACCATGACGCTCGCCGATCTGCAGGAACAGTGCTGGGCCTCGCTGCCGCCGCTGCGGAAGCGGATTGTGGGCCGCGAGACGGTTAACGATTTCGTGACGCTCGCCGTCGAGAATTGGGAGGGCGAGTACCTCAACGCCTGCCAGGACAATCAGCAACGCGGCGTCTACACGCATGCCCTGCTCGGGCACATGAAGCGGCTGCACCAGGCGGCGAGCCCCTACGAAGCCCAGGAATACGGCTTCATCTGGGCCTTCCTGCTGCAAGCGGTGGCATCCGCGGTGATTCAATACATCGTCAAGTGGTGGCTCGATCGGCGTGCGAACCGAGTGCTGCTTGCGGGCTGGAAGGCGGAGATGACTGCATGACTGACGAAGTGAAGGGCACGATGTTCTCGATCATCGAAAGGTGGGGCTTCCCCACCTTGGTCGCGATCGCGTTCGGCTGGGTGCTGCGGCAGGACGTGCTTCTCCCGCTCGTCCATGCCCATACGCAGTTCCTTGAGCAGTTGGGTGAGACGCAGAAAGACATTAGCGGAGCGATTCAAGAGCAGACCCGCTTGCTCTATGCCCTACAACCGAAGGCAGAGCGGGCGTATCAGACGAGCGTTGTCGTGCCGGTTGAGCCGGCCCCGAAGAACTGAACCGCACTCCATCACCACAAGAGCGCACTTATGTCCCCGATGAGTCCTCGCCTGTTACGCCCCCGCGCTGGCGGCATCAGCACCGGCCAACTGCGTCAGAGCCTGGCGCTGTATCTGCCGCTCAACGAGACGGCGGAAAGCGGCAACGTGACCGCCGTAGACAATAGTGGCAATGGCTTCAATTTCACCAGCGTGAACTCTGTGCTGTCCACCACCGGCAAGGTTGGCAACGCGCGCGAGTTCATCAAAGCGAACCAGACGCACCTTCTCGGCGGCAGCACCAGTTCGCTGTTGGCATTTGGCGGGGGGGATTGGTCGCTCCAGTTTTGGTTGAATCTGACCGGCCCGCTGCCGACAACCGCAACGAACGCAACGATACTGTCGCGCAACGTGGACAGCAGCGGCAGTTTTGGTGGCGTCGGCGAATTTTCGGTAGCGTTGTTTTTCAACAGCTCCGTGAGCGTGACGAATCTCAGCGTCAACGGTGCAAACACCATTTCTTTCAGTCAGTTCGGCTCGTTGCTCGCGAACACATGGCACCATATTGTGCTCACAAACAGCGGCACTACGGTTTCGTACTATCGTGATGGCAGCCTTATCTCCACAGGAACCCGCACCGGCACATGGGCGACGGGCGCGCGACACACGATAATCGGAACTCCGAATACCAACGCAATGGCAACTCAAACGACAGATGCCAAGATCGACGAGCTCGGGAAATGGAATCGCACGCTATCTGCCAATGAGGTTTCCGCGCTGTGGAACAAGGGCAACGGCAGGAGCCTTGTTGTATGAGCGCGACCGAGCAGATCGACGCCACGCTGGCCGCGCTCCTGCCGTCTGTGACGGCGCAGCAAGAGGCGTACTTCGCGGATCATGGCGTTTACTATCAAATGCTATGGACGCACACCTCGCCGCCTGCCGGGATGACCGCGCCGGATAATCTGTTGGCCGTGCCTGTCGGCCAAGACCCGGCCACCGTGAGCGGCCTACCTGCGCTCATGCGATCCCGCCTGCGGATCGACACCTACGGAAAACCTGACGGCTGGGTTATGACGCTAGAGGCGTCGGTAAACGGCGAGGTGTGGCGGAAGCAGATCGACTGCGGCGTGCGTCCCGAGTGGTCTACGGCGTGGGCGGTGCCGCCGTCGCCGTAGGTGCGCTCTTCACCTTATGTTGGGAATGTGCGCTACTGCACCAGTGTTGAGCCGCAATCGCAAATTGCGATACCGTTACGAAACCGCTGCCGAAAGAAAAACGGGCATAGGTTTCTTACGAAATGGCATTGCGCGGCGTGACCGCTGCGGTAGAATCTAAGCCATGATCGCCACGCTACGGTTCAACCTGCCCGACGAACAGGCTGAGTTCGACGCCGCGAGGCTGGGGAGTGAAGCGCTGGCTACGCTGTGTAGCATCGACCAGTGGTGCCGCAACAGGATCAAGTACGAGCGGCCTACCGCCGACGAGGTTCACGCACTGGAGGCTGTGAGGGCGATGATCCCGCATGAGTTGCTAGGACACTGAACAGAAACTGTCGGAAAGTGACAGGTTCCGTACACGCCGCAGAGAGGGACGCATGAAGCCAACGCCTATTGGGCGGTTCGTAGACACGCCATCCTACGAGGAGTTGCAGGAGGAGATTGCCCGCCTGCGGCTCACCGACGAGGAGCGGGCGGCGATTGCGTATGCAGAATTGACCCTCCGGTGCGAAACGCACCCAGTATGCGAGCGACACACGGCCACGCTCCGGTCGCTGTTGAAGCGGCTGGAAGTGCGCTCTTGAGCGAATGTCGCGTCGTTAGGGGCATTTCAGGATTGGACGCCGCGCTTAGGATCGGGGGCGAAAGGATTCGCCCATGTTTCTCTTCGACCAGGAAGTAGCTGCGATCCGGCAGCGCGGCGTGCAGCCGCGACACAAGCCATACGGTCGCAAGAAATCCCAATGCACGGCCGAGCAGTGGGCCGCGCATCTTGAGTGGCGAGCGCGTTACTACGCGGGCCACCGCGAGGAATGGGATATGTATCGCAACCGCTGGCTGGCGAATAAGCGATGAAGTTCCTTCTCGACACAAACCCGCCAGACGTTGAGCGACTCGTCGCTCAATACCCCGACTTCGTAGCGGGCCAGCTCATCGTCCCTTCGCGGACCCGGCGCAACTGGGGCGGCACGTTCGCTCTGGACAACTCCGCATTCGTGCGGTTTGACGGCGACAAGTTCAAGCGTCTCCAGCAAGCAAACACCGAGCATTTTCAGAAGTGTTTGTTCGTCACATGCCCCGACATCCCCGGAAGCATGCGCCGCACGCTCGAACTATGGAAGCAGCGCGAGCGGTTCTGGCAGGGATTCAACCTGTGCCTTGTGCTGCAAAACGGTGCGGAGGATATGGAAATCCCGTGGAAGGAAACGGCGGCCGTGTTCATCGGCGGCCTCGACCCTTGGAAGGAATCGCAGGCGTGCGCGGACTTGGTAAAGACCGCCAAGATTCTTGGCCTGCACGTCCACTGCGGCCGGGTTAACCAGATCAAGCGGTTTGAATACATGGCGAGCCTGGGTGTCGATACATGCGACGGCTCCGGCGTGGCGAGGTTTGGGTTTCACCAGTTGCTCGAAATCGTGAGGAAAACCAATGGCAAGCAACAGTACGGGCTGTTCACTCAACCATGTCCTGACATTGAAGAAGATGCAGGCGTGGAAGTATGAGACGGACGAATTCGAGGGCATCTGCGAAATCGCCCACGACGTGATGGTCGTGAAGTGCTCGTTTTCGGCCAACACCAATTCGTTCTACGACGTTCTGGAGATCGACCGGACGATTCGCCGTCTGTTGGAAAGCCCCGTCTCGGTGGAGCGGCTGGCCGAGCAACTTTCCGACCTGTTCCCGTCGCTGTGGGTGACGGTAATGGGTAGGGCCGCGACGCACGGGTGGATCACCAGCACAGTCGGACAGAGGTTTTGCTGATGCTCAAGGTCTATCTGGCCGGGCCGATCAACGGCTGCACAGACGAGGAGTGCAAGGCATGGCGTGCAGAGGCTCGCAGGATGCTGGAGCCGATTCACGCCGTGATAGACCCGATGGACTTCGACTGTCGCGGCCTGGAAGACCATATGGCGTGCGACATTGTGAAGCATGACCTAATGCGACTTGATGAGGCAGACATCGTTCTCGTGAACGCCCAGCGGCCAAGCTGGGGGACGGCAATGGAACTGGTCTACGCCCGGCAGGGCGGCAAGCCTGCGGTCGCGTTTGTTGGGCTTCCAAGAAGTTCAGTAAGCCCGTGGCTCAGAGGTCATTTGTCGAAGGTGTGCGGCACTCTGGAGCAGGCGTGTTTTGAGATCGTCAACTTCTATCGGGCCTGAAGTGCGCTACTGCGGCGAGCGAGAGCCGCCCCGGGCTGCAAGCCTGCCAGCCCCTCGCCCTAGGATCGGATCTGTAGGCCGCGTGGCTGGCCCGACCAGTGCCTTATCCCAGGAGTTGAGCAATGTCCGAAATCAAGATGCGCCGCCGCTCGCGGCAGATCCCGATCACCCTCACGACCTCGACGGCGAACTCGACCACGCTGTTCACCGAGGACTTCGCGGGCGGTGTGGTTGACATTGGCACCATCGCGACCGCTGCCACCACGCTCCAGATGTGGGGCTCGTCGGCTGAGGGCGGAAACTTCCGCCGGCTCTACAACACCGATGGCAGCGTGGCCGACATCACGCTCGCCCCGAGTACTTCTGTTGGCACGATCTACGCGCTTCCCGACGCTGTGTTCGGAGTGCCGTTCCTGGAAGTGCTGGTTGGCAACACCGCTGGCACCGGGGTCACGGCGACTGTCACGCTCAAGAGCTAGGCTATGCCGCAGCGGGTGCCACGCTTCAGGCAGCCAAGGCTCAAGCAGCGAGAGACTCGCCCCAACGCATACTCGCGTGGCTACTGCGACCAAGACCACTTCGCCTGGAGGGATGCTGTCCTGCTGCGTGACGCGTGGCAGTGCCAGCATTGTGCCCGGGTGTGTGGGAAGAAGGGCGAGGCTCACGCTGACCACGTGAGCCCGGTGGTCGCAGGAACCGACAGGTGCGCGGATGGGCGCTCGCGCTATGACGTGGCTGCCGGCCAATGTCTCTGTGCCTCATGCCACCAACGCAAGACGAACGCGGAGCGTGACGCTAGGCGAGCGCAGAGGGCCGCAGTCGGGCCGTAACGCACGCGTGCGTGTGACCCCACCCCCTATGCCGGTCGCCCGCAAAAACGGCTGTCTGGGGAAAACCATCTGTTCCGTCGCATCGGACCCTGCGACCCTAAAGTTAAGGGGGTAGGCCTGGCTGTTTGACGCATTGTCGATCATGGCGGCATGTGCAAAACATTTGAACTGAAAAATAAATGGCTGGCCGCAAGGTGTGGTGAGTGCGGTTGTGACATCGGGACAGAGCCTCGACGCGGACCAATGCCGAAGCGATGTCAAGCCTGCAGGATCAAGGCCGAGCTCGAAAGGTACGAGAAGCAGTGCGGGCATTGCGGCAAGGAGTACAGAACAGGGCATTTGCATCAACAGTATTGCTCTCCGCTTTGCGGCCATACGGCATCTCGTAGGCGAGCGACATCCGAATGCCAGCATTGCAAAAAAGAATTTGAGTTGGTTCCAAGCCACGTCGAAAGCCGTAAGTTCTGCTCGCCTCGATGCTTCTCTGAATCTCGCCGTCACTGGAGAACGTGTGTCGGCTGCGGAGAACGATTCAATCGTGCGCTCCATGGGCTTCGTCCCGATCAAGACAAAGGAAGGTACTGCTCCAGAGAGTGCTACTACGATGACAGGTTTGGAAAAGACAGGCCGAGAAAAAAGACCTCCGTCGGGAAGATTGAGCAAGCGTCTCGCCACTCGCTCGCCACATCTCTCCGCAAGCGATGCAAAAACTACGGCAAGCCTTTCGATCCGGCTTGCACTAGGGAGGCGGTGTGCGAGCGTGACGGGTGGGTCTGCCAGCAGTGCGGCGTTCAATGCCACAAAGGAAGGCATAGGTTCAACAAGCGAACCCGGAAGATGAGCCGGAGGAATGCCGAGCATGACCACATCGTTCCACTGTCTGCGAAGAACTCGGACAAGGGAAACACGTTCGACAACTCTCAGTGCTTATGCCGCAGGTGCAACGGGCGAAAGCGGAACAAGCGCGGAGCACAACTTAGGCTTGCATTCGTGGAGTGCTGATCATGGGCCGACGCGGACCAAGACCGATACCGACTGAACTGAAGATCCTCCGGGGAAATCCTGGCAAGCAAAAGCTGAACGCTGCCGAACCCGCGCCGCCATCCGACGGCATCGTCATGCCGCCGCATCTCGGGGAGACGGCTGCGGCAAGGTGGCGCGAGTTGCTTCCCATGCTCCAGGCGGTTCGCGTGATGACGCGCGCCGATGTCGAGGCGCTCGCCCGCTACTGCGACACGTGGGAGTGGTGGCTTGCCGTGCGGGCGAAGTTGAAGGCAGAGGGAGACACATATCCGATTTTGAACGACGGCGGCCAGGTGAAATACATCGCCCAGAGGCCGGAGGTCAGCATTGCCCACAAACTCGCGCAGCAACTCCGCCAGTTGGAGGCTGACTTCGGGCTTTCGCCAGCGGCCCGAACCTCCCTGAAGGTTGAACCAGATGCCAAGCAAGAAAGCACGCTGTCCAAGTTCCTTGCCCTCAAGAAGAAGGCATGAGTGGGTCGAGGGGTATGACTACAAGCAGGACGCCGCCAACCTCGTCATTCAGTTCCTCGAGGCCGTCTGTTGCCACACAAAAGACTCTCCGACCGCAAAGGCTGGCGAGCCCATGCGGCTCTTGGAGTGGCATAAGCACGATGTGATCGAGCCGCTCTATGGGTGGAAGGTTGCCGGCGGAGACACTCGCCGGTATCGGCTCGCGTATCTGGAGGTTCCGAAAAAGAACGCCAAGTCAACGCTGCTCTCCTGCCTCTCGATCTGGCACTTGCTGATGGAAGGCGACGGCGAGCTCGGGTGCATCGCGGCGAAGGATCGCAACCAGGCGGCGATCATCTTCGACGAGACGGCCGCGATGGTGAAGCGGTCGCCGGAACTGGCGGCGTCGCTCGAGGTGATCGACTCCCGGAAGACGATCGTCTGCGCTGCGACAGGATCGAGCATGCGGGTGATCTCCCGCGACGCCGGGGCGGCGGAAGGCCCGTCCTATTCGTTCGTGTTCTGCGACGAACTGCACGCGTGGCCCGACAGGCGTCTCTTTGAGGCACTTCGCTACTCGGGCCGATCCAGGCGGGAGCCGCTGCTCGCGACGATCACGACAGCCGGCGACAGGCGCGACACGATCTGCTGGGAGCAGCACGAGTACGCGGAGCAAGTGCTCGCCGATCCGAAGTATGACCCGCGTTTCTACGGCAAGATTTTCGCCGCGAAGGCTGACGGGTCGGATGACTACTTCGACCCGAAGGTGTGGCGGCGTGCGAATCCCGGGATGGGGATCACCATGACCGAGGAGAGTTTTGCCGCTGATGCTCAGGAGGCGAAGAACAAGCCGACAAAATTAAACGGCTGGCTTAGGTATTCCTTGGGAGTGTGGACAGAAAGCACGAATAGGTGGCTTGATCCAGACAAGTGGGCAGCGTGCTCCTCCGGGCCTACGGAGCCGCTTGCCGGCCGAAAGTGCATCATCGGCATGGACTTGTCGAAATCGACCGACCTCTCCGCATGCGTGGCGTTGTTCCCGTGCGAAGACGGGACGTTCGACATCCAGGCGATGTTCTGGGCTCCCCGCGATCTGATCATGGAGCGAGAGCGAACTGATCGCCAGCCGTTCCAGCATTGGGTGAACGAAGGCTGGATCACGGCCACCGACGGCAACGTGATCGACCACGGCGTGATCCGCGAATACGTGCTGGAATACGCCAAGAAACATCAAGTCGAACGCGTGCTGATGGACATGACGGGGGCGGTGCAGTTGGGCGTGGAACTGCAAGGGTCGGGGCTGATTGTGGAATCATTCGGGCAAGGCTTTCGCTCGATGAGCAGCCCGACGAAGTTGCTGGAATCGCTTGTGCTTCAGCAGCGGATTCGGCACGGCGGCAACCCGGTGCTGTCGTGGATGGCCGGTTGCGTCTGCACAGAGAGCAATGCGTTCGAGGACGTTCGCCCGGTCAAGAAAAAGAGCACTGGACGCATCGACGGTATCGTCGCCTGCATCTTCGCGTTGGGCGGTTGGGAAGCGAACAGCGTGACGAACGCGACAACTAACCCCGAAATCTTCTTCCTATGATCGCGAAAAACGAGCACCGCATCCTCTGGCTTCCCGGCGAGGAACGCATGTGGGACGAGGACGCGAGCTCGCGATCCTCTGCCGGCGTGCGGATCAGCCCCGATAACGCGCTCATGGTCTCGACCGTGTTCGCCTGCATCCGCGTGCTCGCGGAGGCGGTGGCGACGCCTGCTCTCCACGTGCTCGAGCGAATGCGAGACGGCGGAAAGCGTCGCGCGACCGAGCTCCCGCTCTACCGGAAGTTGAACCTCCAGCCGAACGGGTGGCAGACTTCGTTCGAGTGGCGTTGCCAGTTGATGCTCCACGCCGGTCTCTACAACGTCGCGTACTGCGAGATCGTGCCCGGGCAGTCTGGATCGGTCGAGCAACTGATTCCGCTGCACCCGTCGCGGATGAAGGTGGAGCGGCTGGAGAACGGCAAGCTTCGGTACAAGTACCGCGAAGAGAAGGGCCAGGAGACGCTCTACAACCAAGAGCAGATTCTCGCCATTCGCGGCCTCACCGAAGACGGCATCAACGGGCTATCTCCGGTCGAGACGTGCAAGGACGCGATCGCCCTCGCCCGAGCCTACGAACTCCACGGTGCTCGCTACTTCGCCGCCGGTGCCCGCCCGGGCTTCGTGCTCTCGACCGAAGGCAATCTCAACGCCGAAGCCCGCGAGACGCTGGCGAACCAGTGGGACCGCAAGCACGCTGGCGTCGGCAACTCTCACCGCACCGCCGTACTCACGGGCGGGCTGAAGCCCTACGGGCTGCCGCAGAACACGAACACCGACAGCCAGTGGCTTGAGGGCCGGCGTTTCCAGATCGAAGAAATCTGCCGACTCTGGCGCGTGCCGGGTTGGAAAATCCAAGCCGCTGGCTCGACCCCGCCCGGGTCGCTGGAAACCTCGTCGCAAGAGTTCCTGACCGACACGATCATGCCGTGGCTGCGGCGTTTTGAGTCTGCGTTCACTCGCGATCTGATCGTTGAGGATGACCGCTACGAAGTGTCGTTCGACACTCGCTTCATGCTGCGGGCCGACTCCGCGAGTCGCTCCACGTACTACCGGCAGATGTGGGATCTCGGCGTCTTCAACACGAACGACATCCGTACCGAAGAAGGCATGAACCCGGTGGACGGCGGAGACGTTCGCTACCGCCCGCTGAATATGGGCACGCTGGGCCAGGAGCCTACGGCGACCGACGTGCTCGCGCAGCAGCAGCCGGGAAGCGGCATCGACGGCCAGGCGGTCGAGGGCGGGCTGGCTGCGGCGGAAGCAGTGCCGGCTGCGGACGAAGGCCCGCAGATCGCTGACGTTTCCCTCAACGGTGCCCAGGTCTCCAGCCTCTTGGAAATCGTGACTCAATACAATGCGGGGCTTCTGAACGAGATGGGGGCAAAGGCGATCATCGCCGCCGCGTTCCCAGGCGTGCCAGCCTCGACGGTCAATGCCATCATCGCCGGCACGAACACGACGCCGATTGCTTTGCCGACTCAACCCGGGCAGCGCGACGCCGTGCCGCCGGAACCGCCCGTTATCGAAAGCGACGAGCAGCGTGCCGCTCCCGACGCCGTGGCCGAAGGCGACTTCGTCTCGTGGGATTCGTCGGGTGGTCGTGCTCGGGGTCGGATCGACCACGTGATGTTCGACGGCACGCTCGATGTGCCGAACACCGACTTCAAGGTTGAGGCGAGCGAGGAAGACCCGGCCGCCCTCATCACGCTGTACGAAGAGGTGGGCGGCGGGTGGCGTGCGACCGAGACGCAAGTCGGGCACAAAGTCGCGACGCTCACGAAGATCGACCCGCTGCCCGAGCCGCCGGTCGAGGAAAAGGCATACAGCAAGCCGAAGCGAAAGGGGCGGAAGCGTGGCGGCTAGGTATGACCACATCGACTTCACGCCTCCCTCCGGCGTCCGCGACGAAGCCGCGAAGGGGCTCGCGTGGCGTAGCGAGTTCAACCGAGGCGGCACCGCCGTGGGCGTTGCTCGCGCCCGCGACCTGTCGAACGGAACGAACATCTCGCCTGAGACCGCTCGCCGCATGAAGGCATATTTCGACCGGCACGAAATCGACAAGCAAGGAAAGGGCTACCGCCCAGGCGAAGAAGGTTGGCCGTCGGCCGGCCGCATCGCCTGGGCGCTTTAACTATGGGGCGGAGACCCCGGGCAAGATTGGGCGAACAAGTTGGTGAAACAAATGAACGCCGCAGACGAGGAGAGAACGATGAGCAACGCAGTTGAACGCCGCAGCCTGTTGATCGAGGAGAACGCCGATGCCGCCGTGCCGCTGCTCGCAGTCGAGAAGCGGAGCATCGAGGGCGAGGGCGAGCGTGAATACATCGTCGGCTACGCCGCCCGCTTCGGCGTGCGCTCGCTCCTGCTTGGTGATTTCTACGAACGGATCGACCCGGCAGCGTTTGGGCTCGTCTCGGAGCGGCGCGGCCGGAAGAAGAAGCTCGAGACGCGGGCACTCTTTAACCACGACAGCAACTATCCGCTCGCCCGCTACCCGCGCACGCTGTCGCTCACGGTAGACGAGGTCGGGCTGCGGTACGAGTTCCCGGTGCCCGACTCCACCTACGGCCGCGATCTGGCGAACAACATCCGCGACGGGATCGTGCTCGGATCATCCTTCGCGTTCACCGTTGCTCCAGGTGGCGATGAGTGGGCGATTGAGGATGGGCAGAGCGTGCGGACGATTCGCTCGGTCGATTCGCTCCTCGATGTCGGCCCCTGCACCTATCCGGCCTACGGCGACGGCGGGCTTGAAGTCGCCCAGCGGTCGCTCGAACAGTTCCGCCAGCAGCGCGAGGCGGTGGTCGCCCGGCGTGTGCAGTCGGCCGCGAAGACCGCAGAGTTCCGCGAGTATCTGAGGTCTCATGGCCGCTAAGTCCGGCGATTCGTGCCCGAATTGCAAGATCGGAAAACTCCTCGTGGC